CAAATTCTGCGCAAGTTTCATATAATGCTCCAAAATTTGTAACAACCGCCATGTTACCAGCAGCCATTGATTCTATCGCAGATATACAAAAAGTTTCTTCCCAAACACTAGGGTATGCAAATATATGAGTATACTGCATTGCATCTATAACTTCATGATTTGGTTTGTAACCAATATAGTTTACATTTTTTAAACTTTTAGCTTGTTCATACAAAGGTTTATAACGATCATCATTTTGTTCCATGAAGCTTGTTCCATAAACCTGTGTGGAACTATATAAGTCCAAAGTAATTAAAGGATTTTTAACAAGCTGCATGGCACCTAATAAAACATTTAATCCTCTCCAAGGAGTGGATACATGAATTAATTTTATAGGATCGCCTTTTTTATAAGGATCTCTTTTTACCCATTTTGTTGTAGGGATTGCGTTTTTAATAACAACAGAACGATCTGTTGGTATATCAAAATATATTCTAAACTTTTCATAGTTCCAGTGAGAATTAAAAACATACCAATCATATTTCTTATGATTGTCTTTGTTCTTGAACCATGGTGCTAAATTACCTTGATCATAAGAATTTTTTTGCCAAAGTATATTTACTTTATCTTTTGCTAAAGGTTCTTTCTCCGGTACTGAAGTTGTAATTTGTACTTTATTCCAATAATGTTTTGGTAATCTTTTTACCAACTCATTCATTTGTAATTCTGTTCCGCCTAATGGATTCATGAATGTATATTTACCTCATCTAATAATCTACCTGTAAAACCGTGTTCACCATAGTGTACAATATAGTCTGTAATTAAAGCATGTATTTTACCACCCATATTTCTCCATAGTTCACAAAAATAAAAATCTTCTCCTAAATAAACTCCTTTTTCAGAATCAAAGTAAGTATCAAAAAAATTATAGTAGTTGTTATGTTTCTTCATTTCTCCATTAAATAAGCTTTCTTGGTTTATTTTCAATTGAGGGTATTCTTTAATCATCTTTTCAAACACTCTTCTTTTAATCATCATGCATCCTGTAGTTCCTCTTTCAATTTCTATAAATCCTTTAGTGCAGGTTATATCTTGCATTTTTTCTATATGAATAGGATAACCCATTCCAAGTACTGATAATGGTAGATCTGGTTTTACTTTTATTTGTGCTTTTAATTTTTCCCAATCAATGTTTTTTAAAGTGTAGGGAATAATAGATACATCATGCTCACAGTCTAATAGTTTTTTAATAGATTCTGGAGTAACTTCTATATCAGCATCAACAAAAAGAAAGTTTTCAGCTTTAGTGTCTAAAAAAGCATTTACACAAAGATTTCTTCCTTGAGTCACTAAAGAAGATTTAAGTACATAAAAAGAACTATCTATGTTGTTCTGCATATTAAATTTACATAACTCAAGCATAGACTTGTGGTAATGTATTGTTACTGATGAATGGCAAGGGGTTGCCACAAACAGCGATTTTTTCTCATTCATAAATTCTATTGTGTGCTTCCAAATATATCTAATCTAGCTACAGTTATTTTTACATCTCGTTGTATGTGTTCTTCTTTTGTTGGTGTATTAGGGTCTTCAATATCAGCTTTTACTTGATCTTCAGATTCGTAAACAGTTCCTGTTACTTTATTTTTTATAGTAATTTCTGTTGGACAATTAATAATTGGAACCTCTTTACCATCTATAATTTGATAACCAATAATTTTTTGTTCTTCTAATTTCATAATTTAAATATATATCTTAGCCTCTTCCTTGTCCAACATATTCTTTCTTATGTGGTTTTTTAACATTTCTTTTCTTACTATGTCTACCTGGTCTTTTTTTATTAGTCTGTTTTATAAACTGACCATTTCCTATATTTATTTTTCTAGCCATTTTCTTGTGATCTATCTATTAAAGCATAACTTACTACACCTGTAATTGTGTCAGCAGTTTCCGCTTGTATTTTTAAAACATCATCTGCTTCCATGTTTAAACTTGAGGCTATCATATTAGTAAACTCTTTATTTAATTCTACATGACTTATTTCTACATCAGATCCACCAGATTTTCTAAGATATGCATCTACATCTACATTACTTGCTGCTTTGTGACTTGCTTGAAAAGATTTAACAATAATAGTAGCATCACTTGGACAAGTTAAAACTGTAGTTAAGTTTGTTGTTGTTAAATCAAATGTGTTGCTTTTATATCTTATAGTCATTGCATGAAATAATTAAAGGTATCTAATTCATCTTTTAAATCTTTTTGAAAAGAAAAATTTAATTGAGATTTTAATGTCTCTAATGATTGTAAAATTTGTCTTTGGTTGTCTGAAGAATAAACATCCATAGGTTCTGGTATTGAAGCTGTTATTTTAGCCATTATCTTCTTCCATCTGGGTATACATCTATTCTAAATAAGCCGTAGCGCCAAGTTTCATTTACAGCATCATTTTCTATTTTAATACTCATTAACCTATTTCTTGCCCTTGTGTCAATCTTTTCGGTGCTTGAATTAATGGTAAAGGGACCTAATTGAGAACTAACCGCAGTATCAGCTGGATAGTCTCTTAAAAACAAAGTAACTTTTGCATTACCTTCTAATACTTTAAAATCAGGAACGAATCTTTTCACTCTCATAATATATTCACCATCTCCATCTATATCTAAATCAAAATCACCTGATCTTATAAAAGCTGAAATAGCGGTATCGTTTCCATAGAAATCACTTTGATTAGTTCCAACTTCGTGTTCATAATAATCGGTTCCTCCGAAAGTATTTGTAACTCCATTAATTGTAGGAAAGTTTGGTGTAGCTGTTGTTAAATATTGTGTAGCATATGGAACATCATAAACGACTGCATCTTCATAAGTTGATCTTGCAAGAGACATTGTTGTCCAAACTTGTTCATTGTAATTATAAACAACAGACCTATCTATTTGTGCAGAAGTATTTGTTGGATAGAACCAGATAACTTCGTTAAATAAACTATTATGAGAAGCATACACTATTCCTCCAGCAGCATAGTTAATTCCAGGATTTCCTCCTTTTGTTGTAAATACAAAGTCTTCTACTAAAGAAGACAACTGTTTAACTGTTCCATCGTAAACAAAGAATCCTCCTCCATATCCCATCCAGAAAACTGCTCCTTGTATATAAACAATAGCATGCTGACCAATACAACCGCAGTTTGTACCTACTTGCTGTAAGCTGAATGTAAATGGAGAACCAACAAATTTAATAACATATGCAGCAGCGTCTGTTAAAACAAGAATATAATCCTTTCCTTGTATGGCTCCTATAATTGTATTTCCAGTATCTAATCTAAATGATCCTGCTGTATTAGTTGAAGTTGGAGCATAAGTATTAAAATCTTCTTGATTAGAAAACCTTATTAACATTGGATCTTGTGTTGTTGGACTTCCTATAGTTTCTTCAGTTCCTAAATGAAATACGTGTCTATCTCTATCTGAAACTATTGTCATAATAGAAGCTGTAGGTGCCCCAGACATTACAACTGCTCTAGTTTCAAAAGGAGTTACGGCAGAGGGATCCCAAGTATATGTTTTACCATTACCAATGGTTGCTATTAATATTTGACCGTAGTTATCTAAAGACCATGTACCAGCAGCCAGTTTTAATGTTGTTGCGGAACTAGCATCTCCCCAACCTATAAATGAAGTAGCATCATAAACAGTTGTGCCATTAGTATGTGAAACAGCTGTTGTTCCTTCAGCTCCTCTTACGCAACCTAATAAATCATTCCCTACAATTGAAGTATAAGAAATTAATTCATTGTCTATTTTAACGAGTCCAGTAGCTGGAAAACCGGTTACTGAAGTTAAAGTAACGTCTGTTTCGGATGAATCTAGTGTTTCATTTAAAGTGGTAAAAACATCATTAACTGTTCCACCGTATGTTCCTGTTCCCCAACCAAATCCATATGTTTGAAAAGGATTACCTATATTAACATAAGGACTAACTGTCACTGTTCCCTGAGCCGTCATTCCTGAACCAGCTTCTTGCGCTGGCATTGTTATTGTAAATGTATTAGGAGTAGGTACAGTAATTATTTCAAATACATTTGTTGTAAAATTAGCATTTGTGAAAGTAGTAACCCCGCCTCCTGGTAAAGATACAGAAGTGAATTTAAAATAATCACCAACTTTTAAATTATGTAAAGCTTTATTAACAGTAACTGTTGCAGATCCTGTTGTTGAAGTGAGAGTACAAGATGTTAGAGCTGTGTCAAAAGGAGTAATATCATAAAAAGCTCCTTCATAATAAACAACTAATAATTTACTAGTTCCAATAGCTGCATATTTTTGACCTTGTAAATCTGTCCAAGTTAATTGATCTCTTGCAGGTCCAGCTAAGGTATTATCTACAAGCTCTTGCCAACCGCCTATTTTCTCAGGGTTACCATAACGAAAGCGTACAAAATCTCCGTCTATCCATTGACTTTCAGCAGCTGTTGCTGTGTCTTGTTTATTAAATCCGGCTTTAATTGGTATCTTTTTTAATGGCATAAGAAATCTCTATACCACCAAATCTGTTGATTTACACTACTTTAGTGAATGGTGGTAATCCTAATAGAGGTCTCTTATCATATAAATTGGAATCTGCAAACTGTCCATTTACATGGTTATAATGCAAGAAAACTTGCGCACAAATGTTACCAGTAAATTCTTCTCTCCAATGTTCTAACTCGCAACCAGAATAAACTAACATATCACCAGGTTCAAGATCCACTCTTATACCTGCTGGTGCATTTGGTTTCATTATATTTTTATATTCATCAATTACATTATTACTTCCTGTTGTATCTAAATAGATAGCCCACGGGTCTCCACCTAGATTTAATGTAGTAGATATCTCACAAGATGGTCTATCTTTATGTCTTTTTAAGATAGAACCTTTCTCGTACACGCGCGCGTACGAGTACGTAGGTATTAAATTAAGATTAGTTTGTTGTTTCATTATAGGCATTACTTTCATAAGTAATGTTTCCATAACAAAGTCTGCATAATGAGAATATACATTTGGAACCTGTTGATCTTTCCACGTTCCTAGCATCCCGTTCTCCGCTACTATGTTATTTGAATATAGATAATTAACAGCGTCTCTTTTAAGTAGGAAATAGTTAAATACAAAGTTAGCAAGATCGTATGGTATTGCTTTTTTAATTACTTGGTATTTATTCTGTTGAAAACTCATGCTTGCATACCTGCTTGTAAAAAATTAAAGGATACTGATATTCTTATATCATCAGATTGATTTGGATCAACACAATGGTTTAACCATGATGGAAACATAATTAATCTTCCTGCAATTGGTTTATAATGAACTTCTCTCCAAAGGTAAGATGGAAGTTGACCTTCTTTTCTTTTTGGATGAGTCATGGCTGCAACTGATTTTGGATCTTCACATTTTAAATGACCACAATTTTCTGGTGTTTTGATATAATAAACTCCAGACCATAATGAATTAGGATGCATGTGTGGTCTATTAAAACCACCTTTGTAATTTATATTTGCCCACATATTACCAAGAAATGGTTCATTATCTAATAACTCTTCTTTATAAATATGAAACTGTGCTTTAAATAATAAATCAACAAGATCTATATATTCTGGAAGTTTATGCATATTGGTTTCACTATGCCATCCATTCATATTAGTTTTTTGTAGACCTTTATCTTTTTTAGACCATTCAATAATGTGATGTTCTAAATGTTTGTTTAATTGTGGTGTTCCAACATCAGCAACATAAATTGGAGTTGCAAAGAATAATTCTCTATTCATCATTTAAATGGTGTCCCACCAAACCACATGACAAGTGATTTTCTTACGCCTTTTGTAATGGGTATAACTCTGTGTCTAATATAGCTTGCAAAGAAAATAGCTTGTCCTTGTTTAGGTCTTGCAATCTTTCCATCTGACATTAATTCTAGTCCACCACCTTCAAATTCTGATTCATGAGATAATAAACAAGTCATAGATATTTTACGTACCGGTGGTTCATTTTGACAATTAACATCTGAATCTATATGCCAATCGTAAAATCCACCTGCTGGATATTCTGTATACTGTGCGGGTTCTGTTATTTGCATTCCTTCAAATCCAAAATGAT